CTTTCCCTTCTTCTGCTCTAGCAAGAACCATGTTCGGGTCTTCCTGTGGCGGCTGTTGAGCTGCGAGCGCTTGTTGCTCTGCGATTTCTTGCCTTTCTTCATCCGTCCACTCCTCTTCTGGAATGTTACCGTTAGCCATTTGTATTTTACGTAGGCGTTTAGCTACTTGGTCCATACCAGGGGATTGCAAGTTACCTACCCACACATCAGACGCAACATCAGCCATACCCGGTACAACTTGAGACATTTCTAAGAATGCTTGAGCAGTTTCTTTTTGCTGGTTATTAAAAGCTGGGCCAACATTACAAACAGCGTCGTATGTGCCTTGTGATAAATCATTAAGCGTTATAATCTGCCCTGTTTGCTGGTCTGTTACCGATTGATTGAGCGTAACCATTTTACCAGTACCGTCCTCATTAAGGATGCGTACTTGTCTGGTAGAATCGTAAACTTTAGGGATAGCATCTAGTAACACTTTGCCAGTGTAACAGATAGCAATCTCTAGAGACTTGAACCACTTGATATTACCTGTGTTACCTTGGTCGATTTGTTGAGCACCTGCGACACCTGATTGCGTTGGGCTTGCGTTGCCTTGTTGAGCGTTAAACGAGTTAGCAGTTGCGCTAATCATTTGCTGCATACTAGCTATTTGTGTTTGTAGTCCTGGTTGAATCTGTACGCCACCACTCCATTGAGGTGTGCCGGGTGCTTCAGCATCAGGATTGTAAAAACGCATAGGTGCATTATCTACATTCATTCTTGAATAGTCGTGGCCTTGCGCTTGCTCTGTTGTTATCCAGTAGAAAGGAGCAGGACTCAACGCGCCATCCTCAATATCACGAGACATTAAATAGTTTAAGCTTCGTTGTTGGTCGTATAACTTTTCAATCTTCCCGTAGTAAATAGATTTGTTTTCTACAATATCGAAGTTACCGTATACAGGGATAACAGGCAGGTGAATGAATACTGTCTCTTCTTCATCCTCTAACCATGCTTGACCATCAAATAAACGAGAGTACACCTTGTGTGATTTACGAGTACGTCTGCGAGTTTCAGTAACACCTTGTTGCGCTAGCTCATCTTTAACTTTTTCATAGTCTTCATCTACTTTATAAACCGCACCGTTAGACATTAATGCTAATTCAATATCTACAGGCTTCTTATATAGGATTCTGCCAACGTTAACTTGGGCCATCTTCTGCCAGTAAGCATTTGATTGCCTGTCATCACCAACCGACATACCAGAACCTTTAGGAAACATTCGTTCGTATTCTTTTTTAGTGAGAGCTGTCATAACTACAGCCCACATAGCATCGCTTCTGTCTTGTTCTTTTGAATTGCCATCGAACCAAACATTGTCTACTGCGTTAGGAATTCGTTTAATAAACAAGTCTTGATCGAATGAATCTGCATCAGCATAGTCTTGAACAACTTCCCACGCATCAAAGCCACCGATAACCATAGAGCGACCAGCTTGATTAAATACTGTTTCAGCATTAGAGATGTTGCGTATATTGCGAATCATGCCGTCATAAGTCTTGGCTAAATCCTCTGTAGACTCACCACCAGCAGGACTAACGCGAATAGTGAAATCTGATTCTTCTATCTCGCCTGCGATATTATCAATGATAGGGCCGCACATGTCGAAAGTCCCACGATAGCGCCCGTCCATTTTCTCTATTGCGTAAGGCTCCCACTGACCATCACGCTTAGTAATGAAGTGTTTAGCATCTCTACACGCTTTGCGCATATCCTTTTCTGAGCCTTGAACTTCTAGTAAGGCGTTTAATACATCGGTTAAGTTATTAAAGTCTAGTGTTAACATATTGTTTCAAAGCTCATTGTTACTGGTTTTCTAACGCTAGGCATTTCCTCGCCCATCGCTAAACAATCCGCCATACCAGGCGAGTCGATATCGTACTTTCTTTTCATATCTTGCTTGCTCATTAATTGTATTTTACCAGCACCGTTAGGTTTTACTGGTATTCTACAAACTTCCGAACGAAGCTTATCTAATAATTTAATGTCACTAGATATACTGATTAATTCATCAGGGCTTACATACTCGCCCTTTACTACCGCTCTATACGTGTTAAAAAAGCGATTAGCTAACTTAGTGTAGTATTGCGCTCTTTTATTAAAGAATGTATCAGCGTTTGTTTTTGGTTTGTCTTTATTGCCTAATGACTTTATCCCATCATAAGGCTGCTTTTTGTCTTCTACTTCGTTAGAGCCTTTATACATTCTAACATCAGTTTTCTTGCCTGAGAAATTCTGCTGTACTTGTCTGCGTAATAGTGCACCCATGCCGTCACCATCCCACACAAACAAATCAGCATTGTTTCTAATAGCTTTATCAGTAGCAAAGTCTAAAGCATCATTACCGTCTTTAGCGTTTATCTCACCTACATCATGGTAAAAGATACCGGTTCGGCAAGCGTAGGCTTTACTGTCTCCACCTTCATCGGCAGGGTCATGACTAAAGATAGTTGCGCCACTAGGTTTTATCCCTAGCTTAATATGCGAATCAATAGCAGCATCAAACCAAGCTTTCTTAATGAGTGCATTTTCTACTGTTTCATTATAATGACCATTCCATATATGATCGTATTCGTCAGGCTCTAGGTTTTCTTTATCGTCTAATCGCTCTTGCTCAAGCTCTACAGGGAACCAAGGATTCTCAGTATAGTTAACCTGAACGACCATCATTAAATCATCTTCGTACTTACCACATCTTTCCAACTCTGATTCAGCACGAGACAAATACTTTTTAGCTATAGCATCTTCACGAGAGTTGCGGTTCATTGTTATCCATATCTCCGGTGGGTTTTCATCATCAGATAAATTAGAAGATACACTTGAGCGGACAGAAGGAGTTAATACTCTGAGGCTTCTTTCTGATACGCTTTCGCCCTCTTCAATCCATAACCTATTAATACCAGCAATAGATTTTAATGATGTAATGTTTCTCGCCAAACCCTTGTAAAAGATTTCTCCGCCACTAGATGAGTTGATATTGTTGTTAGTTACCGTTATTCCCTCTACGCCTAATCTATCAACTTCTTGCTTTAAACTCTCATGAACAGAGTCATCGATAGAGTTTTGGAATTCACGAGTACAGCATATTCTTTCGCCATGATCACACAACATAAGCATGATATCACCAACACCTATACTCTTTCCTGAGCCTCGACCACCTACAGCAATCTTTATACGCTTAGGCTTTGATAGTAGCCATGCAATACCTTCTGGTATCTTAGCCTCTATGTTAGCCATCTTTATCCGTAGTTACCGGAAGTACTGACCAAGTGTTTAACGGTTTACCACCGCTAGTAACATCTTGCTCAATCTCGGTCTTATCTTTCCAGCCAAAGTTTTTAAGAGCAAATATAGCTCCAGTTGTATTACCTTTCTGCAACTGGAACTCGTATTCGTTCTCTATTAACATGCGAGCTTTTTTAATAGTGTAAGAATAGCCATCTAACTTCTCATAGTCATAGAACGATTGACGGCTTTCAAAGCCTAGCTCTAAGCATAATCCTGTTATAGATAAGAAAGGCACCATAACCTCTTGCCCTTCCTTGTTTACAAAAGGCTTCTTAGGCGGGTTTTTAAAGTATTTAGAGATAGCTTCTTGCATATCCTCTGGTGTTTTAAACTTTCTTGGCTGGCCGTACATTAATCATTAGCCCTTACAACGGTCACTGTATTCTGAAATACTGGAGGTAATTCTAATCCGTTGGTATTAGTTACCTTGAATTGATGTGTGTATTGCCCTTGAGGAATGATAGCGTCATCCATCTTTGTTTTTGTTAGCGTAGTTCTAAACACGTTGATTGGATTGCCTTGCTCGTCAGTGTCACCTTCAACAACAATATCACCACCTGTTAAAGTGGCACTCACTAACACTGTTGTTTGGTCCTGTGCAAATATCCTATATAGTGCCTCTGTAAAATTAGAAGCATCTATTGTTACTGTAGAATCGTTACAGTCAGTTATACGTGTTTTAAACGTCTGTCCTGAATTGTTGTATAGATTGTTAGGGCAGCTCATGTTACACCACCGTAGCAGTAATAGAACCTGAAGCGTTTACAGCATAGTCAAAATCGTTATTAACTACATCTATAGCTGTGGTTCCATCAGTAGTTAAATCTACAATCTTGTAAATATCATCCGATGGTGATGTGTCGTTTACAATTACAGCCGTTCTAATTGTTGTCGGGTTTGCGCCATCTTTAACTATTGTTGTCAAATCATTATAGTCTAATGTAGACACCGCACCAGCTCTTGCCCATGTAACACCAGTAAGCACAACTCCGCCAATAGGAAAGTTACCACCACCTACCTGTGTTACACTTGATAGGTTTAATGGTGCTGCATTAGCATCTATTGATGCGTATGTATCGGAGCAGAAATAAATCCTTAATACATCAGTTGGATTGGTGTATGTACCTTCACCCATACTTAATACAAATTCATTTGATAGTTTTGAATCACCTTGTGCCATCTCTTTAGCCTCTTAACAATCTGTTTTAATTTTGCCGTTAGTGCAATTTTGCTTAATTGTACCATTAAATTCTAAATCTTTTAAGTCACCGTTAAACGCTATGTTTTTGATGCTACCATTAAATGATAAATCAACATTCACCCCATTAAAGCTAAGCTTTTTTATGCAGCCAGGAAAACAAACGGTTGACACTATACCAATAGGTTCTGGTGTTAACAGTATACTAGGGTTTAACGACTGATATTGAACACTGCTTGCCTGCTCTGTTATCTCTATAGGTTTAGGCGTTAGTGTTACGCTTGGGTCATTACTTGTTATTGTATAGCTTGATGTTTGTTCGACAATTGAAACAACGCCAGTCAAGTCTATCACAGGGTTGTTCGAGCCAAACTGAATATTTTTAACTTGCTCCGTAACAGATATAACACCAGTTAATGTGACGATAGGATTCAAAGCACTGTAGCTTACATTGCTAGTTTGCTCGGTTACTGATATGGAGCTTGTTAGTGTTACTGTTGGGTTTAGAGTGCTTATATCTATGTTTTTAAGCTGCTCTGAAACGCTTATTACACCCGTAAGTGATATAGATGGGTTTAGTGGACTTACATTAATATTCTTTAATTGCTCTGTTACAGATATTCCGCTCGCACTCTGAATGAACGCACCAGCACCAGCAGCACCGACAGAGCTAGAAGCTAGTATCCTGTAATCACCGCCAGCGTAGTCAGCAAATATATCTGTAGTAGGGCTTTCTGTTATTGCATTCGATCCTGTGCCATCATCTGCCCAATAGTTAGAGCTTGATGCGCCCACCTGTAAGTATGCAGCACTACCTGTATTTAAGGATACTGTATCGACACAGCGAGGTCGTAAGAAACCAAAGCCAGTACAATCAACAGCGGTACAATTCGTCGCTATAACGTCATTATTTGTTGATGTAGAGCGCCAAGCATCCGAACAGTTATAAACAACAACATCTGTCATATTTTGAGCTGTTGCACTAGCAGGGAATAAGATAGGATCCCCTCCAGTACCATTAATAACCAATCTTTCAAGAGTTGCTGTAGTGCCCGTGAAGCTGATATTGATGCGCCCCATGCGCATATCTAGAAATTGATGACCTACTACGGAAGACGTAACCTGGCCAGTACATTGAGCACCTATTCCCGTTGTACCGTCTGTTTCCTGGCCTGAAGCCGCTCTGTATATAAACGAGCTAGGATAATCAGCGTTAGAAAATACAACAGCGCTTGTTGATGCGCCTGATTGTTCGAATATAGTTGGCGTGCCGTAATCTATGCCAGATTCTGCGGCATCTGCTGCGGTTATGTCTGCGTATGTAACGCCTGAATTAACACAAAAGACAGTCATTAATCACGCCTTGTAATGTAAGGTTTAATCACTGACCAAGTAGTTTGCGCCTCACCTGTTTCTCTTAATTCTTTTCTGACAGGATGATTATAGTCTTGTGGTAGGTCTATAAAGTATCTTCTCGCAAAAGGAGCTTCTGGATCGATTACTATTTCCTGTTTTGGGTTTTGTCCGTTTTGGTCGTAAGTTGTTATTTCTTTAAACCCGTATGGCTCTATAAGGTTTTTAACTTCTTCTTCTTGGCCAGTCATATTAGTATCGGTGATATTAATAATGGCAAATGTATTTCTCCAATCTTGCAAGCTTCTTCCAGACTTTAGCCACAATCGAGGACAGTCACCTTCAGCATATTCAAAGCCATCAGGGTTTACTGATACACAATCGCCTTTTTTATATTTGTTTTCTGCGTATTTCATATGGAGAGAAAAAGGCATTTACTAACCTACCTTTATATTTGTTAAATCAATACAGAAGAACATAGCTATGACTTCCAGTTAAAACCTAAAAGAGTGCCTAGAGCAACAATAATAGCAAATATCAACGGAACCTTTACTTTATCCACTGTCTCATGCCATGTCTTTACTCTATCAAGCGTAGGCTTGTAATCATCCATAAACTTCTTTGCTTCTTTGTTTTTTTCTTCCTGATGTTTTTCTTTTTCGATTCTCGCTGCATCTATTGATACAAGATGATCTACTGAAGCCGTTAGTTTACTAACTTGCTGTATTAATGTATCAAGTAACTGCTCTGTTCGGTTGTCACTCATTTTTAACTCGGTTTAATTGTCGCCTTGAAAGCATTATACAATAAAAACGCAAGACTGTAACCATTGCTAGAAATACCGAAAATACCATCAAGGTAACGCCCCATACCTTTCCTAATTCTCGACCATCGAAATAATGAAGCAATGATATAAAGATGAATAACCACAATGAAATATTCATAATAGCTGTACAAAAACGTTTCAACTTCACTGTAAAAATAAGCATCTGCAACCATCACGAGTTCAAATAAGCATATGATAACATAACCGAAAAGAGCTTTAAGATTAAATTTTGTAAATTCACCGACATAACATATAAAACAAGCGACAATTGTAGAGAGCTGAAAATAAGTAATAGCATCTACACCTCTGTACAAAAGCCACATAGTAAAACATTCAGCAAACAAAAAAGCCACTAGATAGCGGCTTTGCTTTGTGATGATCCAACTTAATACATAAGCAGCCACAAGAAAATTACTTGCGAGTTTTGCTAGTACCGCGTTTTGACTTTTTAGGTGGTTTACTAGTTCCAGGCATTTCAATAACTCCTCTATAATTGAAACCTCGTTCATTGTAACAAGTCCTTTAGCTTTTGTTTATAGTATTCTTCAATTTTCTTATAATCTTGTGCTGTTCGTTTAACTTTCTTATGTTTGCATTTCTCAAGCGCCTTTAAAGTACGAATACCGTATTTAGCAATAATAGCTTCTCTGTATTTCAATTCTTCTCCGCCTCTGTACTGATTACAGGCGACACACTGTCCATGTATATTCTTTTCCATAAACTTAGTATAACTGTGAGTAGATTTGAAAAAATGACCAGCATCAAACTTAACTCCTATCAAGCTAGCACCACAAGTAATACAGCCTTTGTTTTTATCTCGCTCTCTTATGTATGCGTGACAGCTTCTTACTGCTGCTTTTCGTCTTATGGTTAAGTCTGACTCCCTTAAAGCTTTTTTACGTCTTACAGTCTCTTTCTTAAACTCTCGCTCTAGCTTCTTCTTACCTTTTGGTTTGTTTTTAATTGCATACTGAACTACACACTCTTGATTACAGAAGTAGCGATTGTTTATCTCAACCGCATCCTCTTCTTTGTTGTAGTCTTTGCAGTAAGGGCAGCGCTTTTTATTTGGCATTTCTTTTTTTTCTCTTAGGTTTTATTGTTTCTAGAGAAAACTCGTAACACTTCCTAAAAATGAAATCCTGAAGATAACAAAGAATCTCTTGATTTTCATAAGACAGTAGAATACCTGAATAAAGCATAACGCACAGGGCAGCATGATTGCATTCATGAGTCAGGCATTGTAAAAACCTAGGGTCTTTAGCTGAATCAAACTCATTCGATACAAGGATGTATATATCTCTATCAGCGTGAACCGTTATAAACTCAGCGCCTTCATTATTTCCAGAACCTAAATTTTCGCTAAAAGATTCTTTTTTGTGTGAGAAATACAAATCCATAGAGAAAAGCTCAAGATCGATTTTTAAATAATTATTATTCATTTTTTACTCTCTATCAGTTCAACTGTCTTTTTGGCTATATCCATTGCGTTTTTAGGTGTTAATTTAAAGTCTGGATTCTCCCATATTGCTTTAAGATTGTTTGCCGCCTTGATACACGCAACAACATTTCCCTTAATATAACCTTTGCTGCTATCTATTCTGTCAAGCGTAAGATCGTGCCAATCCTTTGAATGCTCACCTATTGGTTTATTCATCAATACTCCAGTGTAAAAGCATTTTTTTCTAGATACTATTTTCCTAAACTCACTTAAAGTGAGTGTAAACTCGATGCCTGATTTTTGTGCGTTTTGGTGTTTTTTTATGTACTTTCTTGCGGCGTATATTTCCTCTATCATATCTATCTCTCCATCCAGTTATATATTTTATTAATTATGTTAGACACTACACCTTTGCTCTTTTTACTCTGACCGCATTTAAAGCACAGAAACTTTTTACCACGCTTAATGTACTTTGTATCACCGCTGTATATATCAGATAAGCAATGATGGCATTTGCAGTATTTTCTGTTGGTTACTGGTTTCATTATTTAAATCTTCCTGACTCAGCAATATTAAAACAGATATCTTTAGTAGTGTCATTAGCAGATAAAAACTCATCCATAGTCATAGGATTTTGACATATGATATCGTAAACCTCATAAGCTAAAAGCTCTTCGTCTGTGTATTTTGGGATTGGTTTTAGTTGGTCAAGGTTAAACCATTCTAGGTGACCTACTTCGCCGTTAATGATTCGGCAGGCGTATACATAAAATGCCCCGTTGTATGCTTTCTTTAGTATTTCTACGTTGCCCGCACTCGTAATCGCCTCATCACCAACACTAGGTATCCATTCTTCTTGCTGGCGTGTTGCTATTACTTCACCATTTATAACCGTGGCTGGGAAAAACTCCGAACACTCGGATTCATCTAAGTATTGATACTTATAGTTATTAAGGTATGCGTACCTTCCATTTTTTGCCAACCTGATACTGGCAGCCCAATCAGGCGCACCATAGAATAACCATTCTTCTAGGGTTAATTCATCTTTACTGTTTGTGTGATTGTTCAAGAAAAGGATTAGCGAGTCATTAGCTGTTAGGTATCCCCATATTTCAGGCTTACAACTGTTAAAGTTTGAGTGCTTACTAAAACCATTAGCCTCCGCAACTGCAATAGCCGCGTTAATCTGTGATTCTGTTAAACCTTCTAGTTTTAATGCTTTGTTTTTCATTTTACCTCTCCCTAAAAAAATGACATTAACTGATTTTCTGTCACTTTATCTATATTGTTATTAAATACTCTTTTTAATGCTGTGTTTATTAGTCGCTTGTAACACTCTGAGCGCTCTTCTGGTGACATTTTAGCGTAACTCATTGACATAGGTTTAAGTTCAAATCTTTGCCCGTCAGGATAGAATACTTGCTTAACGTAACCAGCAGACATTAAAAGCTTCTCTCTTGTAAACTCAACTTGCTCAGTAGTTACATCAATATCACCGTAATAATGCTGTGTGCAAAATTTAAAGAAAGCAAATATCTTCTTGTGCAACTGATAGTTTTGATTAACCTTAATGTCTACTTCGTACACTTCAGCTACTTTCATGTTACGAAGCTTTTCTTCATCTTCTTCGTCAGCAGCCCAAAGCTTATTGTTAGCAGTTTTAACTACATTGACTTTCATGCTTTTTCACCAATCTAAATATTGTATCGTATGATTGACCGTATTGATCTGACAGCCTAGATATTGAAGTTCCACCTCGATACTTCTTTACTATCTTGTCAGCATCTTTATCACTTAAAGTTACGCAACCTCTTATAAGTCTTACTTGTTTTAGATTAAGCATAAACCAAGACCTCAGTTAAATACTTACCGATAGCTTCTACCCACTCAGGAGATGTAACTAGGGCAAAAGTAATAGCGACGATTATTAATTTAATCCAAATCGGTGTTTTTTGATTATCCATGTTTAATTTCTTCACTCCACTTCATTCCTTTTTTAGCAGCCTCTTCAATTGATTTTTGAGCTTTAAAGTTTTTTCTAGACTCTTCTAATACTTCTTTTAAAAACTCTATTGATTCATTTTTTTCTTTGATGATTGCACTAGCGTTATAGAGTTTCTTTTTTAGTTCGGTGATCTCTATATCCTTGCTTTTAACTAATCGCTCAAGGTGTTTTATTTGTTCTAATCCCATAGTTATTCCTCAGCAAGCGTTAAAATAAAGTCCTTGTACTTAAACCATAGCCCAGCATCTCTTTCGCCTAGCATGTCAACAGCTTTATTTTTGCTTAATCTTTTCCATTGACTGTACGTGTGATTTTGACAACCTATAGCTATATGATTATCAGTAATTGTTACGTGATAAATTCCGCTATTTATGGTCTTAACAAGCTTTGTGGATTTTGACTTGCCAAACACCCTAGCATCGCCAGACACCCAAGCATTGCCAGACACCCTAGCATTGCCAGACACCCAAGCATCGCCATACACCATAGCATTGCCAAACACCCTAGCATCGCCAGACACCTCAGCATCGCCATACACCTCAGCATTGCCAAACACCCTAGCATCGCCATACACCTCAGCATTGCCAAACACCCTAGCATTGCCAAACACCCTAGCATCGCCAGACACCCAAGCATTGCCAGACACCCAAGCATCGCCATACACCATAGCATTGCCAGACACCCAAGCATTGTCAAAATAACTTAGATTGTCTTCTTTCTCTATCCATCCACCAATATCACCAACCGAAACAGAAGCAAATGCGGTTACGCAAACTATCTGCTTTAACGTAACACCAAAAGCAACTTTCTCTTTTCCTGTAAATTTATATTTTTTATTTTCCATCCTTTCTCTCCTTCGGGGTATTTTGTTAATTAAAGGCTTGCCCTAACTAATTATTTACAATTAACGTATTTATCATTTAAGTTTTAAGTTAAATGAAAGGACAAGCCATGTGTAAATAGTAGAGGTTTGATTTGTGTTTGTGAAATAACAAATCTTCATAAAAACAGTACAACCTATAACGTAAATAAAAACGGTGATATAATAACCACATGTTAACTAAGAGATAGAGATATGAGCTGGTGGAATCCGTTTACATGGGGTGAGAAAACTCGTGAAGATGTTTTAGATAAAGACAATGGCTTGCTTGCTCAAGTCGGCGGTTGGATTGGTAATATGAATCTAACGCAAGAGGAAGTTATTGAGTTTAACAACAAGACGTTAACAAGTGTACAAGAGTTCGTCAAAGCCACGTTGGGAGAGTCTACAGAAAGGTCTAAAACAAGGCGTGCTATTGCAGTGTTATGGATTAAAGCTCAACTAGGGATTATCTTAATGTGCTGTATAGCCGCTCCGTTTGACATGGTACTGGCTGAGTTTTATTTTAAGCTAGCTACATCAACACTAATGATTACAGTTACAACAGCTATATGTATATTTTTCTTCGGGTCACATGGGCTAGCCCGTTTAAATGAGTCCAAAAAAAATGACTAAAGGTTATGATAGAAAAGAAATGGCGAGAGGAACGTGCTCCGTATCTCCCACCGCTACCGTTAGACGATCCGCCAAACGTTTAGTTTGATGCTGGTTTTTATTTAGCTTCTTGATTGAGGCTTTTTGTGTTTCTTAATTTACTACATCTGTATTTTAAATAATCAACCGTATCGCTTTTGCATTGAATCCAATCGTGAATAGTAAAGCCTTGCTCAGCGCATGATTCTAAACATTGCAAATCAGATACCTCAAACTCTAGAAAATCTTCTAGCTTTTTCAAATTTATTTCCTTCACTTTAAATCCTCCTCTGTTAATCAAAAATCTCAATAGTTCTGCACATAGTTTCTTTTCCTTTCCAATCTTCAGGATCGTAACTATCATCACCCGTAACGCAAGACTTCATATAAGCGTAAACCTCTTCTTCACTATTCCAACTGCAAGAATGAATACATTCCGCCATCTCATACAATAAATCTAAACTTACTTCGTGTTTCATTTCTCATTCCTCTTCTTCTTGCCGAATATCTTGTCGAAATCTTTTTTTAATGGTTCTGGTAACATATCTACTCTCCTATTGGTTGTTATAAAGCTCTCTGGATCTATCTTCTATAACTTTGTTAATCCACTTCTTAAACTTGTTTAGATACATAGTAGGGTTATTCAGCTCTTCTTCTGTGCATGGTAAAGCATCCCAGCCTAATATCTGCGCTCGTTTTTCTTTCCATGTATTTACTGACCAGAAAGTCATCTTCGCATGTTTATTTAGCAAGCCAAGATTTTCTTTTATTGCTTCAGTCATGCATTCACCCTCTAAACCATGCTTTTTCCTAAAGTGAAAATAACACGTACAATCATCAGCTTTGATTGTTGTTCTTAGTGGGCATCCTGGAGCTGAACATTTAGGCCATTCAGAATATGACTTAACCTCCTGTTCTTTCCGTTTAGACTTTTGGCCGAGACTCTTTACTAAATCGCTAGCGCTTGTCATCAATCACGCTCCCATCTTTTTTGGTTAAGATAAGTTGTTAAATGCATCTCAGCAGCTCCTAACTCCTCTATATTCGATTCAATGTCGTCTACTAGTATATTAGTCAGATCTTCACATGTTTCGTCGCTCTCATTGGTAAACATGCCCTTATACTTGCTCTTTGCTTTTGCTTTAGAGCCTTTTTTACCTTTAGCAGCCCAAAGCCTTTCAAACTGATCGTCGAAGTTTTTAGGGTATGTAATCCTTTTCCCTGCGCTTTTTTCTTTTACTGGCTCTGTTATTTTAAAAAATACAGCTAAAGGGATACCAAACCCGTTATCAAACACAGCTTCAATGTTGTTCAAATATTTAACCTCCTTAACATCCATAACTTCCGCTGAAAAACAAACAACGCCCTCATGGTGTAAGGCAAAAGGATATAAAAATCTAACTTTCATTGCTGCCTCCTATGCGCTTCATAATAGCGTCGTACTCTTTCTTTGATATAAGCACTACCTGATTGCTTTTAGATACGATACAGGTAGGCTGAGAGCTTTCTGCTACTATATCTAATTCTTTTCTTAGGTTTTCTCTTGCTGCTGAGTATTTAATTATTCTCATTTATCTCTCCTTCGTTGAACTTGTACAAATAATTACACAAAGTTCTGGACAAGTCAAATATCTTTTGCTAAATTTATATCATCTTAATTAAATGGAGAGTGAAGATGATTGATATGAAAGTTTACATAAATGGAAATAAGGTTTTAAATTTAAGCTTTACCTGTATTTATAAGGCCATGTATAAAGCAAAAAAATACATCCCGAATATAGATAAAGAATTAATATTGTCAGCTAAAAGCTATAATTACGAAAACGAAGAGCTTAGAGTGGAATTGATAAACAACCAAACACATAAGGAGAGTAAAGATGAGTGATAAACAAATTAAATTTTACCAAAACAACCCTTGCGTAATTATTAGAGATATCAATGATGATTTTTGCGAGATACAGTTAAACGTGCATTTCGCGACAAACATTGAATCTGAATACTACTGCACGCCTTCTGAGTTTATTTCACCAACGGGAGGTGGCGAGCGTTACCAAGATGAGTACGATCAAGCTCAAGCAATAATTGATGATATTCAAGACGAAAAAAACTCAATTATTTGTATGGTTGAAAAAAGACTACTTCACGACAAACCTGTTGAAGCCACAACTATCGACTCGCTACAGAGAAAAATAGATGAGCAGAAGTTAGAGTTTCAACAAACAAAAGAACTTCATGAAGAGTGGAGGCAGTCGAAAAAGTCACTAGAAAAATCTGTAGAGGCACTAAAAGAAGAGATTAATTCGTTAGAACTCTCTAGAGAAGCGGCAGATAATATGCTGAAAACATCAAGGAATGGTATTAATAAACTACAAGAGAAGCACAACAAAATAATTATAGAAATAGGATGCGGAAATCAAAAAATAACCATGCATGAATATCAAGAGCTACTAAAAAGAGATAAAAAACTAACAGCCTTGGAGCGCGGCGGTGTTGATAATTGGGAGTGGTACGAAGAATCACTTAAAGAGTTCAAAGAATAATCAAACAACCAAACACATAAGGAGAGTTAGAGATGAGTCACTCATTAACAAACGCAAAAAAAGAGCAGTTTAGATTCAGAGTTGCATCATTTAGTACACATGGTAGCAAGCGAGGTTATAGTGATTTAGGTGACGAGTTTAAAGATTGTGATTTTATTGACCTTGTTACCAGTAGGGCGACTTTAATACACAATCTAAATATATCTAAAGATAATTACACTAAAAAGTTTTTTGAAAGTGAGCTATCAAAAGTTAACGCCCTTATAAAAAACTTTAATAGAAATAACAAACCAGAATGCGAACATCGATTAAATAAAGGTATTGCATTTATGAATGTAGCCAGAGAGTTTTTAGATAAGGAAACATATATGAAAATAATGAACGAATGCTTAGATAGGTACGAGTTAAGAGATAAGAAAACAACACTAAGCTTGAAAAATAATCAGGAGTAAATTAAAATTAGTTTTGTGCCTAGCGATAGGCGAAAAGGGTTTTCCACTAATGACCCCTGGCACATCCGAACTTTAGTTCAAATTAGTGGCGGATTAAAACAACAATTAGTGGGTCATATTTTCTAATCAATTTATTTCCCAAAGACCGTTTTAAGCCTTATAGGGTTTACAAGGGTTAGACTTTACCAAACCAACAGTTAGCTAAACTTTAAATAGCATTAGTCACGCTCTGGGTGTCCCAATTACCAACGTGCGCCTATTGATACTCTTCGGAGGATCGACATTCTTATGAATGGCCTGAGTAATCAGGAAGGAGGATTTGTTTAGTACTCAGCCTTAGGGCTTTTTATTTAGAAATAAAGATAAGGCAATTTGGTTTATCCTCTCTAAATAAACTTTGTATAAAACCTGCATGGTATCAAAGGAGGAAAAAGGGGTTGGTGTAACTTTAATTTAAAAAAAGAGGTCTGCATGATTACTCAAAAAAGATTGAAAGAGGTTTTGGTTTACGATCTTGATTCAGGAATGTTTGTATGGAAAAACACTTTAGGTAGATCTAAAAAAGGAAGTGAGGCTGGTTCCGTTCATTCGTTCGGCTACAGATATATACAAATAGATAAAAAACAATACAGGGCACATAGACTTGCGTGGCTTTATTGTTATGGTGAACTTCCAGCGGGCGACCTAGATCATGTAAATGGTGACAGGGCAGATAATAGGATTGTAAATCTTAGGGTTACAACGGCAGCCGAAAATCAAAGAAACAGAAAAACAAATAAAAACAACAAGATCGGATTTAACGGAGTGAGCTTTTTGGAAAGTCAGTCGGTCTTTGTTGCTAGAGTAAAAGTGGAGGGCAAAAGCATAACCCTCGGAAGGACAAAAGATCTTGTCTCAGCGATTATATTAAGAATGAAAGCAAACAAGAAGTATGGCTTTTTAGGAGATCACCTCAAAAGTAGAAAATCTTATATTAATTAACTATGTTTTAAATATGGAGAGACAGAATGAAAGAGAGTTATATTTTAATAGACAAGAGCACAAAGCAAATAAAAAAAGATGATGAGAACGGGTGTTTATTGATTTTTGATTTTAAAGAAGACGCCGTTCGCTTTCTTAATAATGTTCACAAAGACGACAAAAAGGGAGTGGTAATAGTGTCTAGAGAAATGAGTTTTAACTAACCACATATTAAATAACAACTATTACTTAATATGGAGAGAAGATAAAAGAAAAGGCTGACAATTAAATCAGCCTTGTTATAATAAAAGAGTTAGAAGTTTTCCTTTGATTAATTCTAACTCTCCTTTTGCCCTTATGTATGTAAGGGCTTTTTTATTTGAACTCTACTTCTTTATATTTAATATCTGCTTTCAATCTTCTTTTCTGTAACTTGCTGCCCGTGATAAAAATATACCTATGTTTTCTAGGTCTTTCTTGTAGGTAAAAATCATCACCGTACTTATCCCTCATTGCTTTAGCTCTGTTTTTTACCCCTCTAAACTCGTCTGCTATTGTTTGCCCGTGAAGGTGCTCTTTTCCTCTCACTCTCCAATCTGTTCTTTTTGCACTCAGGCCGTGATAACTAAAATTTGAAGCCCGGTAAACGCAGCCGTTATGACCTTGAGATATATCAGCAAATGATATTATTATTTTATTTTTAGGTAAAAGCTTTAAGCTTCTAGATATTAAAAAGCTAGCTTCGTTTTTTCTGTTATACTTCAGGCAAAGCCTATTAAGTTCAATTACCTTGTCTTTATTTTTATCACCAGCGATTCCTTTTTTCAAGGGTGCGCTAGGGGGTGTGCCATATGTGACTATACCAACAAGCTCGTCCCTATCAAAAAGTCCGTAAGCGTAACTTATTGATGGCCATCGCTTAGCGTAATGAACATTTAAAATAAAGTGCTGGCAGTCAGACCTGTTTATTTGCCTTACATCCACCTTCTCTCTCCTTTTTTATTCATAGCTTTCAATCATGTTTCTTAGTCTTTGCTCTTCTTGCAAGTGCTCTATTCTTCTCCTAGTGTATAATTGTTTAGCTGTTTTTTCTTTCTTTAGCTTCTCTGCTAGCGGTTTAACTTTAGCTTCGAACCTTTCTTTTTTGTCTTGTAGTTCTTGTTCAGTCATTTTAGCTATCCTTATTTATATCTATAATCACATCTTTATTAAGGCACTTTCCCTCAATTAAAATACCATTTTTGCTGTTGCATAATTTTCTTTCTTTACTCATTGTTTTTATCTCAAGTATCTCCATTGAAAACCACCCTATAATACATACTGCCAATAAAAGCGATAAAACCACCCATTCGATATCTTGTTTAGTCATTTTTATGCGACTCTATGATAGCTAAGCAGGTTGCTTTGTTAGGATTTTCGCTTTTTACGTATCTAGACATATTTTCAGGGCCGAACTCAGCAAACCATGAATCACAAACCCCAGTGTAATACTCGTCTAATAACCTGATTTTGTACTTGATCATTAACCTAAAACAAAGTCCGTCATCATTTATCGGATCAAGAAGTGGGTAACTTGAAAATCCAGCGCTCTCTATCCAGTAGCAGTTTTGCTTTTCGTCAAACTCTATTGGTTTATCTTTTGCTATGCCGTCACTAAGTTCAATTTCTGTTATTTTTTTTCTAATCTGTAAGTCTGTTAGCTCAGTCATTTTTACTCTCCTCCATATAAGAATGAATTTGATGCTCGACAGCTAATATAATTGTAGCTGATATTGCTATTGATATAGCTATTGCGGATAGCCAGAATTTGTATTGTCCTTTTTGTCTCATTTTATTTCTCCTTTGGGGGTTCAGGTAAAGGCATCCAGTGAGACGGATTCATCATATTAAAAAATCTTTCCACGTAGCAAATAGCCATAACCTTAATTCCGTTATTGGTGTTGTTTCCGTAATAAATTAATATCTGCTGACCTTTATCTGGCGTTTTTTCTTTAGTTCTTATCCATTCCATTTCACTCACTCCAATCTATTGTTTCGTTATCTATACCTACTAGCCAATTGCATAATTTTAGAAAGTTAGTCATTGTTTTTCCTTAAATCATTTAAAAATAAAATATCGGCATATATAGCCACTACAGCTATAATGCCAGAGAATTCATAAAAGCCATTTTTAGAGCATGATAATATTGCTGGTATAGCTATTAGATTAAATGCCAGTACAGCTAGCGTTGGTTTTAGTTTATGTTTCATCTTTCCACATCTCCTTATTGTTACAGCCTAGTAGTTCGTTTATTAGTTTAAGTAGTTTGTTCATTTCTTACACCTCCTTATCCATGTAGAATTTAACCGCGTACTTGTATATATTAAACAAGTCAAACACGCCTTTAACCGCTGCGAAAAACATAAGGCCAATCACCAATCTAGAGTAAACCTCGTCCATTGCTGAATATGAACGGCCTTCTATCTGCTGTAGCTCAAATCCTAATAGATACGTAGAGGTAAACCCGATAGCTAATACAACCAACATAACTATTATCAAAATGATACCGCCAAAAAGTACAGACTCTATTTTATTTTTCATTAATCTTCTCCTAATTTAATAAATTCACTTAAAGTATAATCTAGCTCATAAGCAACTAACTTAACGGTATCTAGTACAGGATTACCGTTATACAGGCTATCAGTTAATGATGCTCTGTCTTTACCTATTGACTTGGCCAAACTGGTCATTGTTGTATCTCGTTGTGCTAGAGCTGTTTTGACAGCTTTCTTCATATTAAACATTAATTATCCTCTTTGTTAAGTTTAGTGTAATATTAACACCTGTTGGATTATTTGCAACTTTTTTGTTGACAAGGTGCAACAGTGTGCTAATATTTAAATCATTCAGCGGTTAAGCAGCTTGCACCGTTTGCTCAAGTCCATACCGCTAGCAGCAAAAATGCTAAGGAGTAAACTGGTTTTTTAGGAGAGTAGAAATGAAGATATCAACAAATAAAAAAGAATTGAAAGAATTAGATGCCTGCAAATCAGGTTATAAAGTATTCATTGAGGCACACGGAGATAAAGAAGTTAAATTATCAGAGGCGTTAGACTCTAACGGTTGGGATGATATTTGGTGGTTTATCTCAGAAACTTACGACCAGTTTAGCGACAAACAAAAGCAGGACTTGCGTGTATTCGGCTGTAATGCTGCGCTGATCAATATTGAAAAAATAAAACCCTACTGCTCAGAAAGAGATTATGAACTAATCACATCATATCTGAACAACCCTACAGAATCAGCATTGTCAGCAGCAGGATGGGCAGCAGAGTCAGTAGCAGGATGGGCAGCAGAGTCAGTAGCAGAATCAGCAAGGTCAGCAGCATGGTCAGCAAGGTCAGCAGCATGGTCAGCAAGGTCAGCAGCATGGTCAGCAGCAGAATCAGCAAGGTCAGCAGGATGGGCAGCAAGGTCAGCAGAGTCAGCAGAGTCAGCAGGATGGGCAGCAGAGTCAGCAGCAATGAAAGGGTTTACAAAGCAGTTGCGTGACCTATTTGTTAAATGGGAGAGCGGAAATGAATAATTCAATTATGAAGCAGTTAGAGCAAGAAAAGATCCACATTAACAACGGCAGAATTAGAGCGCTTGAGATTGTTTTGAAAATGTCAATTGATAGCGAATTCAAAACAGCCGACCAAGTAAATGATGAGTTGAGATACTGGATTGAAAAATGGCAAGAAGAAAATAAAAAACACGAGGATAGTTTAAATGGCTAAGTGTGATGGTTGTAAAGGTGAGTTTGAACAATGGGAGCTTGCCGAGCATATGAATGTTGACGGCGAGTACTGTATTGCTTGTACTTATGAATTAGAAGCTAAATTAGATGCGGTTACAGATAATGAGTGATTTTATTAAGCAGGTAGCAAAAATACAGCGCGATTTAAAAGCGCCAAAGAATCAATATAACTCTTTTGGTAAGTATAAGTTTCGTAGCTGCGAGGATATCCTAGAGGGTTTAAAGCCTTTGCTTGGTGACTTGGTTTTGACGGTTGGTGACGATGTTGTTCTGGTAGGAAATCGCATCTATGTGAAAGCTACAGCAACTATCACTAACGGCAAAGAGTCTTTAAGTAACTCAGCGCTAGCTAGAGAAGCTGAAAATAAAAAAGGTATGGATGATAGCCAGATAACAGGAACTGCTTCATCATATGCTCGTAAGTACGCCTTGAATGGATTATTTTGTATTGATGATAGTAAAGATGCAGATAGAAACGAGCCTACACAAGATGATATGTCATGGGTTAATGCTATTAAGAATAAACAAACAACACTGGAAGAAATTATAGATCCAGATTACAGAAGTTATATAGAAAAACTATTAAAGGAGAATAAGTAATGAATTTACGTGAATTAACAAGTGACCAGCTAGCAATTAAAAAGCTAGTAGAAGATGGTGAGCTATCAAATGATGATGTTAAAGATCATCTTGATTCGTTAACAGAAGATCGCACCAAAAAGATTGAGAATATTTTATTTGTTATTAGCGAAATGGAATCAAAGAAAAGCGCGATACAAAAAGAATTGATTCGACTAGGAGAAATGGAGGATAAAGCAACTAAGGACGTGGTTAAGCTAAAAGATTACCTTGTGGCAAATATGGAAGATGGCGAAAAACACGAGTTCGATTTATTTAAGGTTTCTCGCGTCAAAGGTCGTGATGTAGTAAGCGTATTGAACGCTGAAGATATCCCTATGGATTACATGACACACAAACCAGAAACGTGGAATCCAGACAAGCGCGCTATTTTAGCAGACCTTAAAAAAGGTGTTGAGATTAGTGGTACAGAATTAACCAAAGGCAAAGCAAGCCTAAGAATTAAATAGGAGTAAATAAAATGGCGAGTAGAGGCGTTAATAAAGTAATTATATCTTGAGTATTTTCATTTATGGTGGCATTATAATATAAGTATAATGCCACTAGTAGTGATAATTTATGATTGAATATATACGTAAAAAAGCAAGAGAAAGAATAATAAAAAGAATTTCTGTAGTGAATGGTTGCTGGGAATGGAATCTAAAATGCAGAGATAATGGCTATGCTAGGGTTACATTTATGAGAGGGAGTTACTATGCTCATAGATTATCGTTTGAGGCTTTTAATGGGTTCATAGACCCTCAAAAAGATGTGTGTCATAGTTGCGATAACAGAAAATGCGTAAATCCAGCTCATTTATTTCAAGGAACGAGAAAGGACAATATGCAGGATGCAGTAAAGAAACACAGGCAAGCAAAAAGAGAATCACTTCCTCAGTCTAAACTTTCCAATGACGAGGTTAATGAGGTTTTATGGATGATTTTTGCTGGGCTTAAATATAATTACGTATCCAGCTTTTACGAGGTTGGTAGTCAAGCTATTGGGTATATAGCTAGAAAAAATGGCTTTAGGAGAAACAATGTCAAATTTAAATAAGGTTATGATTATAGGGAACGTGACTGCAGATCCTGAAATTAGGTTTATGCCTAACGGTTCTGCAGTCGCAAATTTATCTGTGGCGACAAATGAAAAATGGAAAGATAAGCAGACTGGCGAGAGAAAAGAAAAGGCAGAATTCCACCGTATTGTTATTTACCAACGTCTTGCTGAAATAGCTGGCGAGTACTTAAAGAAAGGCTCAAAGGTTTACCTTGAAGGTAAATTGCAAACTCGCAAATGGCAGAATCAGCAAGGTCAAGATCAGTACACTACAGAGATTCATGCTAATGAAATGAAGATGCTTGATAGTAAACCTCAACAGCAATCAGGATTCCAACAACAAGTACCACAGCAACAAGGAGGCTTTCAGCAACAAGTACCACAGCAACAAGGAGGATTCCAGCAGCAGCCGGCAACACAACAGCAAAAAGGCGTAAACGGTAATGCTGGTCAAGAATATTCAGACGACATTCCTTTTTAATGAAAAACTGTGTATTTAAACACTTTTGTTATTTTGTGCTAGCGTTATCTTTTATAGCGCTAGCCATACTACCAGCTAATATTTATTTACATAAGGAGATTGAGAATGAAAGAAATATTTATCCATTGCTCAGCAAAACCAAATGGTCGCCATCATACAGCAGAGGATATACATCGATGGCATCTAGAACGAGGCTGGGACGGTATTGGGTATCATTACGTAATTACCGTTAAGGGTCAATTGCAAGTTGGTAGACCTGAATATTGGCAGGGTGCTCACGTTAGAGGTCACAACAAAGACTCAATAGGTATTTGCATGATTGGCACTGACAAGTTTAATTTAGATCAATGGTCTATTTTAGAAAACTTAGTAAGAAAACTAATCATTAAATACCCTGAAGCAAAAGTAAGAGGCCATAACGAAGTATCAGATAAGAAATGCCCAGGCTTTGATGTTCAGTGGTGGTTGCAAAACAAAGTGTACACAGGTGAGTTATGAGAGTATTTCTAAGAAGTGCAAAAGGTAATTTTAAAAGCGATGTAAAAAAACAATCTCAACTTGATGCGGCAGCTCAAGCAATGAGTAAATTAAAACTTCATGGCGTAATGCCTTATTTTATGTTTGGAGAGAGAAAATGAGTAAAGAAATTATTGAAAAACTAGAAGTTGAGCTAGATGAGTTAAAAGATAAAATATTTAAGTTAGACGAGTTTATTAACTCCAAAAAATATTTTGAACTTCATTATGATATGCAACACCTATTGCAAACACAGTACCACTCTATGAGAGGCTACAAAGACGCTTTGGAGAAAAGAATAGCATTTCTTAATGAATGGGTTAAACCTACTGAGCAAAATAAAATCGGAAATGCTTGTTCACCGTCATATTATTAAGGAGAGAGGAAATGAAAAGATTACTAGGTGCATTACTAGCATTGTCAACGATGTGTGTAACAGCTAATGACTTTGCTAATGTAGGTATTGATAGAGCAAAGATTAACGGTGGAGATAGACATACTTACTACAACGCCGAAGTCGAAAAACTAAACGATAATTCATGGCGATTTATTTCTAACACGAATAAAAAAGATTGCCCACCACGCGAAGGTAAATGGACGGAGTGGAATTGTCGTAGAGCTGACGTTCAATTAGTGGAGTGGTATCAGAAAGAAGCCACGATGAAATACGAGTTCGACTTTAAAGTTGAAAAGTATCCGTCATGGCCTAGCCCTTACTTTATTATCATTTTACAGGATTGGCGAAAACAAAATGCTCGCGATTCAATGGGCCGCCACCCAATCACCACACTAAAACTAAAGAACTACAACGGCGCTATGTATATAGGACACTTTGATAATGCCTGGCAATGGGAGTATGATTTTGCTGCGGATAACAATCACGATGATTCTGTTCATTCTATACCTGATTGGAATCGAGGGTGCTGGGGTGATGCTCCTCATCCTAATGATGGCGTACATCATCAAGAAAACCGCTGTAATGGCGCGTTCAGAATAGAAATGAACCAGAGCTACCACGTTGAGTTAATTATCTCTCTGACTGGTGTTAAGTTCATTGTAGACGGAAATGTAGTATCAGACGTTGATTATAAGACAAAATCAAATCTTGAATGGTCTTATATTAAGTGGGGTATGTATTGGGATGAAAACTACAACACGATGCAGGAAGAGTCAGAGCGCACTATTTTCAGTATAGAAAGCTTTGTACGCTCTATTAAAATTAAGCCGTCGGCCTAACACCGTTAGGGAAATCAGGTTGACTAGGGTAGTCACGAAGCGCTTGCCTATAAACGGTGAGCGCATCTTTTTCTGATTGAGGGTAGTCAGGTATCAGCATTAAATCATCAGTTCTTGATAACTCTAAATCTCGCCAATACCTTTCTGTTTCAGGTTTTCTAATTGGCTCATCGTTAGGATTTCCAGCAACCTCAATTTTATGAGTTGGCGTGTTTAATACGATCATACAATTGGCCTCGCATCGTAATTGAATCTATAAGCAGTATCGGTTGTCGATTCTGTCTCTAGTAAAATAGAACTTTCACACTGAATAGGAAAGTAAGCAGCGTTAGTCGTTGCTGTTGGCGCTATGTTACCTAAAATATTAGCGTTAATATCCATCGTATTCGAACTGTCCCATTTTACTTCGCCATCAATGGTTAATTTTATTCTGTAAACTTCATTTATATTCAATGTAATAGAAAGACCTGACAACGCGAACTTACCCGCAAGGCTTAAAGCTGTCACAAGTCCAGCCGTTCCATTTATGTCTCCTGTCTGCCTGTAGGGTGTCGCGCTACTTCCGCCAAAAGAAATAACCTCTGATATATAATTAAGGTCTGGAGCTAATTTAATTGCTCCGCCGCCTGCAATTGAAGATAGTCTAATAGTCATTTAAAAGCTCCATGTATCAACGCCATTAGACGTCAAGGTTAAAGATAAACTAGCGCGTTGATTAAAAAGTATCTCTGTATCTGTGCCGCCTGAGTAAGTAATATTGTCAGAGCCATTTCTCTGCACTAGCGGCTCATTAGTCTTGTATTCATCAGGGTGAGATAGTGTAATGGTTTGACCGTTTTTAACTGAGTTTGCAGCAGGCAACTGATAAGCTGAACCATCTCTTAGCTCATTAACTCTTAAAGCCGTTAACGCTCCACCGCCAGTTTGAATAACGACAGTATTTGTATCAGATAAAATATTAGCGATATCTACTGCTGGTAGCCAGTTTGAACCATTATCAACCATTGGGTCATTGCCAGCGTTTGCAGCTTGCGTTGACTTCCATAAGTTGCCGTCGGTTGTTTGAACTACGATACCTGTGTCATAAGATATATTAGTATTCCATACTCCCATAAATCTAACTTCTTCCCAACTAGAAGGTGAAGTTGTCGGGTCATTCGCTTCGTTAGGGTTTATTAGTGATTTATATATCTTTCCGTCAGAGCCGATAACGTAATCATTGGTATCATACCTTACCTGTTGTTCCCATAATGAAAACTGTCCTAACCCTGCGTCGCCGCCTACAGGATCGCGCTCCCATACTTGGACATCATTAGCGTCAGTCAATACTACGCGAGCTGATCCTTCGTAAAATATATTTGGCGCTCTACCGTCAGCACTTAAAATTACAGGGTTAGTGTTAGGTATCGTTAACTTATCATCTTTAAAAGTATCTAAAGGTGTATTTGTTTGCGACTTATAAAAATACAGCTTGCCAAGCTTTACAGGGCCATACACACCTGAAACTGGATCTATATATGCGTACTCTTGCGCTGGGTTTATATAACGGGTCATTGTTCCTCGCCTTGATATAAAGGAGCTGTTACTGAAGAAATAGCTGTTTTTTGCTGCAAGTTGACGCTAGGTAAATTAGATCTTGACCATACCTCGCCCCATTTTTTACGCATTGCTGCAATAGCTTTTGCACTAGCTGTTTCGTTTATTATGCCTGCTTCTATCATTGTTTTTCTTATCTCCGCATTGGATACGCTCGGATCAAACATTAATCTCGACAAGCTTTGCATCCCCTCCGGCGAAACCTCTCCTCTAAGAACTTTTTTGAATGGTTCTAGAGCTGCTATCTCACCAGTTTTTAAGGCGGACTGACCGGCTTGTCTTTGAGCTGTCTGCGATCCTTGGTATAACTTCCTTAAAGTGTCAGTAAATCGTGTTTCTTTATTTAAAGAATCCAAGAACGTATCAAATTGAGCTTTGTTCTCAAAAGCTAGCGACAAAGCTTCTTTAACCTTTGGCCTACTCCATAATCTACGTGCTGCATCGGCCGTTTCAGGGATGTCTGCTATTTTATCTGATACTGCTTTAGTCATACCGCCTTGGAATGCCGTAAATTCATCAGCCGACATTCTTTTGACTTCTTCTTTTAGTTGCTCGTTTGATATTTTTAAACCCATTTTTTTAGGGTTGAATATATCAGCGCCTAGCTCAGCCGCGTTAATAACTCCGCTATCACCACTGAATTGCATTCTAGCTAGTTTGTAGTCAGGGTTTGCACCCTCTATTTCATCTAACAGGTCTTGTTTTAGCTTTGTTAGTGCCGTTACTTTGTTTTTGCCGCCCTTTTTAGCTTCTGCACCTATAAGGTCGTCTAGCGCCATTTTCATGGAGTGAAGATCTGTATAATTAAGGCTATCAGATTTTAATTGTCTTCCTTCTATCTTGGCTATGTCGCTAGCTTTTTTCAGTGCGCCTGAGTTTCTTATGCGTTTAAAAAGAGTGTCGAAGTCATCGCTTGGTATAAAATCAGCCTGAAATGCTTTGTCGTATAATGGCTTTGCCGACTCGGCTCTTTGATTAATAAATGAACCTAGATCGCCTGTGAAGTTTTCAGCTTTCTTGCCTGTTATTCTTGATAACTTGTCTTTTATCCTGCTTTGTTGTTGGACTTGTCTATTCTCAAAAAACGACATTGCCTGCCGTCCTTGCGGTGTTATTGCAGCGCCTTGAGCAAGTCCTTCAAGCTCCTGCACGTCAGCAAGAGTAGCTCCTTCACCTAGAGAGCCTCTTTGTTTTAATATATCTTCAGGATTGACTTCAATCTCATCCATAAAGCGCTTTAAAACCCTTCCTGCTTGCTGGTCTGGTGATGCCGTCAGTATATCTCCGGTTCTTCTTGCTGCTGATTCTATAAATTCACCAATTGCGCTTCCACTCTTTTTGAATGCGTCAGGCACAAAAGGTAAAATACCAGCAATAGCTGCGCTCACTCTAGGATCTGACTCAGAAGGCGTGAACCCCGCAGCCTCAATCGCACCTAAACCAACAGCAGCAGGAACGCTAACACCCATCGTAGGTATGGCAGCAGAAGCGGGCGCGGCAACCTCGCCACCAAAAACAGCAGAAGGAAAAGCTGTTCTAAGTGTATCTTGGAAATCCTCTATTTCTTTTAACTCTGCCATTGCTTCTTTATTGTCAGGATCTATTACTCTTTTTAGGTTTGGCATTATTTTGTTAAATGCCGCCCCCATATCAGAAAAGAAAGCGCCAGCAGGAGAACCAACCTTTTGTAAATGCTGTACAGTCATGGCTTTTCTTAATGACTCAGGGTCTTTACTTGCTTCAAAGTTTTTCTGAATTGAAGGAGATAGCCTGTCTATTAAATCTTTTTGCTGCTCGTTTGCCTTTCTTAGTTGATCTATTAAATCAGTCATGCCTTCACCCTTGATTTAAGATTGCTAAAACTTGCTCACGAGTCATGTTCTTGTTTTTCATGGTCTTTTGTATTTGATCTTCTGTTACATTTCCTAAAACCGGATGTTTCATCACAGGCTTATTCGCGTCAATCATACCCTGAAGAGCTTTAAGGTTTTTGTTATTCTTGAAATTAGCGTCCATAGCTCTCTGTGATAATCCAGCGGTTATACCTCTTTGCTCAGCGTCTTTTAATGTATCGATGAGTGAAGGGGCTTCAGCAGCCGCGACATTACTAGCTGTCTGCAAGAAAGCCTCACGATCAAAGAGATCGGGATTTGTAGGATCTACATATTTCTGAAGCTCATCAACCACACTTTCACCTTCTGCACCCTTTCCGCGCAATGTATTGATCACTGTTGCGATTGGATTTGTAGAATTTGATAGGTTTCTGAAGTCCGATTCAGTAACGATACCAGGAGAAAGTAATCGAGCCATAGAAGTCATGGCTGAAGCTATCTTCATGCGGTTCAATTTTCCGCTGTTTAGGATGGTATCTACCTTGCCAAATGACGATCTTATTTCACCAGCTCGCTTGTTGAAGTTAGTTACAGCATCTCTAGCCACTTTACGCTCTTCTTTGAGGAAGTCTTTATCTATTAAAGGTTGTTGCTCTGGCGCTTTCAAGTAGCCTCGTAGAATGCCTATTTTTTCCATATTAGATAAAGATTGCATTACGCCTTCTATGTTTCCTTGCTCGTATTGATTAGCAATAAATAAAACATCTGAAGGATCGCCACCTAACTGATTGACAGCCTGTATCCTGCTCCCGATAAGATTTAGGAAGCCCTCCTCGTTGCCGGATTCAAGCATCCGCTTAGCCTCTCTAGCATCTTGAAACATAGCAACCTTTCTTGTTTGATCTAAAGCGTTAAAGGTAGCTAGCGATCGTGATGCCCCTGTCGGATCTAAAGCCGCCAATTGCTGAAACTCTAAACTTTGAGCAGGATTAAAGCCACCTTGTGAAGCTTGTTGGCCAATAGTAGCTCTAAGCTGGTTTAATTGGTTTTGCTGCTCTTGCTGTTGCATACCTTGTCTGATATTTAAACCTTGGGCAAGATTTGCTAATGGGTTGAAACCGTTTGCCATTTATAATCTCCTAAAAAGGCAGTCCGCCAAGCGCTGCTAAATTCATTGTAGTGTTATTAATTGGCGCTACCGGAGTAGGACTAAAAGCGCCGCCAACCGCCGCCGCACCTAACAAATTACCTAATAAGTTTTGCTGGTTCTGCCCTCTAGCCAATGCCGCTTGAGCCGCCGCCGCTCCAGTTTGACCAGCAATGCCGCTTAACTGAGTGCCTTGTCCTGTAGCTAAATTAGCGCGTGTTAGCATTTCTTGTAACTGCTGCTGACTTAACTGTTGACCAGTGCCGCTTAATAAATTTCCAATATTAACGCCGCTCTGCCCTAGTATATCACTCAATCCACCGCCTTGCTGATTAATCAAGTTAGAAAGTGCACTCGATGCTTGACCGATTTGAGAGGCTATATCTCTGCCTGTTTGCAATCTGCCCTGCCCGACTTGGCTGGCTACATTTCCATACAGGTTAGAAAGCAATCCGCCTGTCTGTTGCTGCATACCTGCGCCTTGCCCAGCTAATGACGCGGTAATACCTGCGCCTTGGCCTATCAAGCCAGCCGCTTGGCCTGCTGCTTGTAATCTATTTCTAGCGTTTTGCATAGAAGCCTGCGTGCCTAGTTGAGCATTAAGCGACGCTAAATTTCCTTGTTGCTGACCAGCTTGAGATAAAAACTGTCCTTGCTGCCCTGCCGCTTGCAATCCTTGCTGAGATAAAGCCTGTTGGTTAGCAATTTGGTTTTGTAAGTCTTGGCTTGCTAATCCTTGCCCGAATCTAGCTAACTCCTTTTGCACATTACCACCAACTAAACCACCAGTAGCGGCAGCTTGGTTGATGATTGCCTCTTGCCCTTGCTCTCGCAAAAATTGCATAGCAGGATTGTTAATCAAAGCTTGATTGAACGCTTCTTGACCTAGAGTACCAGATAACGCTGCTTGTCTTTGTTGTGCGTCTAAACCTACAGGAGAGAACGAGCCAACACCTTCAGCCGCCTGTTGAAATAATGGCTGTCCGATGCCAGTGTCTACTTGATTTGCTGCCGCTGAAAAATTACCGCCTAGCAAGTTTGCTGCTTGACCTAATTGATTCTGCGCTGTTTGCTGACCTAATAATAAAGTACCTAATGCTTGCTGGGTTCCGCCTTGTAATGCTTGTGCGCCACTTTGCATTCCGCCTTGTAAAGCAGATTCAAAACCAGACAGACCTGTTTGTGGCATAGTTTGTTGTACTGCCTGCGTTGGTTGAACTTGTGGCTGCATAGGCATAGTTGTTCTAGCCAAATCATCAACAGGCTGCATATCAACCAATCGCCCTTGTCCTGGTCTTGGTGGGTGAATATTAGGGCCGCCAATACTAGGAAATGGTGACTTTCTAATTCTGTTTGCTTGAATTGCTTGTAATGGTGCTACCATGTTTGCTTACCTATAAATATTGTTTAACGCGCTGACCGAAGCCACCAAAGAAACCAGTACCAGCCAACGGATTGTTAACGCCTACATTTGGCGGTATAACAGGATTTGGGTTAACTGTGTGAGATGCAGGATCGAAGCCAGCACCAACAAAGTTTGGTAGTTGAGTATTTAAAAATCCTAAGTCGGGCATTTGTAATTGCTGCGTCTGTAATGCGCTGTAATCAACTGGAGCGCCTAGCAACGCGTTTTGCATCTGAGGTAATCCAGATAGTAAAGCTTGTTGAGCGCCTACGTTGCCTTGTTGGAAAACGTCCATTTGTGCAGGAGCTAGACCACCAAATATACTTAACGCTGCTTGATTGCCTCGCATAAGGTTTTCTTGCGCTAAAGGTGAAAGGCGCTCTATATCTTGTCTTGCTTGAGCGTTAGCCTCTCTGATTAGTTGTGCTTGCTGGTCGCCAGCTTCAACTTGTGTTCTTCTTGCTTTGCTAGATGCTCTATCGGATGCTACTGCACCCAAAACACCTGTACTTATAATTGCCGCTTCTAAACCCATGCTAGAAACTCCTACTCATAATGATTAAATCGTGCAGCTCACCACCTTTCAACCATGAGCTTTTCATTCTTCCAGTGCTTTCAAAATCAAACTTTTTCAAAAACCCTTGTACGTTCGGGTAACACGCTGGCGTTTTAGTGTGGACGGTTACGCCTTTCATATTTTTGTTTAGCCAGTTAACAATCCCGTCACCAGCAATTAAAGAACTAGCCTTCCTGAATTGCGGCAAAATATGAATATGTCCTTCATAGCATTTTTTTGTTGTCGGCTTAAAATTAACAACACCTATCAGTACGCTGCCGTCAACAACCCTTAACCAGTATTCCTTTAAGACATCGGGAGATAGGTCGTCATAGCTGGAATCATCCTCGCTAATAGCATCAAATATTTCTTTGTTAGTGAGAACTTTTAAAACCTCACCCGTATCAAGTGTTCTTTCTACTATCAAACCAATATCCAACCTTGTGTTTTATCGCCACCTATATCAGCGTCACGTTTAATGTACTTAATGCTCCCTGCTATTCCTGCATCATCCATATAGCTAGCGCCTTGCTCAGCTTCAACCACGCCTTCAGGATTACCAGTGCCAATAATCAAAGCTTGGTTGGTTATGATACGAGTCCAGACACGCATTTGCTCTGATTGACCACCTCTTTCGTCTACAAGTGGCTTGTTAGGGTCAGGCTGTGCAACTTTACGAACCAATTTCATGCCCTCTTACATTAGCCTCTACCTTTATAACAACAGGTTTAACTGGATCGGACATACTAAACTTAAACACCGCGAATCTTGGAAACCTACCAAGCCTGTACCAGATACACCTTTTAATAAACTCGCCTATCTTGCCTATTTTTCTAGTAAGGTTGTTGTTAAACGTTTTACCATCAGGCGAAGTGCTCACTCTTATTTCAGGATCCTGTGATGAAAAATCACCTACACCTGACTCCATTGTTATCTCAAGTTGACTAATAGTGATAACATTACCCATATCACTTAACGGCTGCATAGCAAACTCTCTTACTATTTCCGAATTATATTCACTGTAAACGTCTGTTTCTACGCTTCCTATTCTACCATCTTGCGAGTCTCCGCACAAAATTCTATTGTAAGCGCTAACAACTGAATTAGCCCGCCATCTTATAGTCTCTGTTAATCCTTCTGAATTAACTATTTTTGATTTTCTTTCATTCCATGCTTGAGTAACTACGTTGTATTCAAAAGTGCGAGAAGGGAGAGAAAAGCCAACGATATAAACACCATTTTGAGCGTAGGAGTAAGAGAATGCTTGGCTAATTTCATCTTGTGTAAAATCCTGTAAAGCTGAGTCGATCGCGGTTGTTGATACTTTCTGTGCAGAGTTACCGCTTAACGTCCAAATTGCTGGGCCTTCATTTTCTCCGCCACCAATCCACATAAAGCTATTGTTAACAGAAATAACCGAGAATGGCGCATAGCAGCCTTTATCTATAAAAAACCCTGTTCGCTGGAATGGGAAGCCGCCAGAACCTAAGTTCTGAAACTCTTCTGTATTTATTTCAGCACCTAAAGCATAAAGTTTGTTGTTGTATACGTGAACAGTTGATATTGCATCAGGGTCGCTTTCTGCGCTACCGAAATCTAAAGCATTCCATGATATGCCATTATTAGAGGCTGATTTTATAATTTTCTTTTCGTCAGTGTTACAAACAAAGAAAGAATCAATGAATACCACTATTTGAGGATTGCCGTTAGCATAAAAATCTAAATCTGTTATCTCCTGAAAGATCGGCACCGCGTTTTCATCAATAATATAGCCTTTGCCACCAGGTACTAGCACCATCAACTGTTTACCGTTATCAGCCATAGAAACCCTAGAGTCGCCAGGTATAGTGCCTAATGCTACATTGGTAAACACTTCCTTCCCATCATCGCTAAGAGCGAGGTCTAGCCTGTAAAGCGTTTCACCATTAAGAAAGTAAGGCTTGCCCTCTTTAACATGCGCACCCCTGTTCACGTTTCTTATCTGGCCTGTAGTTGATAACTGGGTCAATCCTTCAGTGCCGTACATTGTAGCCTGTGATAATGCGCCTTGCGTCTGAGGAATGTTTAATCGCCAGTTTACACACTCTTGATTACTGATAGGTAAACTATCAGAAACATAGAAGCCATTAAAAGGAAGTTGCACTCTAGGCATTAATTAATCCTTACAATAGCTTGTTGGACGATGATTTTTGTGGTGTCGTCCTCGTTAGATACAAACACTTCTACATAATCACCTGTTTTGAATTCGTATTGCCAAAAAGTTGTTACAGAAGCAGCCTTCGAGCTGTTAGATGTTGCCTGCTTACAGGTTTGAGTTACAGCCACGCCATTGATAGCTATACACATTTCAACCTGCTTATCGCCGCCGGATGCCATCAAGATTGTAGACGTTACATCAATAGGTAATCTGATCGGTCTTTCGCCTACATAGGTTAATCTCCCGCTAGCGTCAAAATCAAAACGAGCTGTTATCTCTTCAGTCCATGTATTGTTGACTTTTACCTTTACGCCTCTAACAGGAATAACTGTTTCAGTTGAAGAGCCTACAACACTAATCAGACCGTCAGTCATTGAATCAGGGATACCAGTATTACCTTGGAACTCCCATCTCGCATCGTCCTCGTTGATGTTTTGCAAAGGAGTTAGACCGCCAGAGAATTCGCCATTTGTGACGGCTGCTATCTGTTCTGGTTGCACGTTTCCGCTATTTGCCAAGCCAGACAAGCCAATTGCACCAACTGGGCCTCTAAATATTGGATCTGCAATCTCTAATGTTTTATGGACTGAGTTTGTAAAATCCATACCTACAAATGTAGCGCTCGAAGTTTCTAGTCTAAACCTGATAGCGCTCGAGACTTCCCAATTAGTAACACCAGCAAATGTAACGCCATCATTACAATTGAATCCGCCTACGTTTGTCGCATTGAAAGATCTTAAATCATCAAACGTACCGAACTTGTTGCAGCCTGATATCGTTACTGTATCAATACCGAAGGTGTTACCTGAGCTTGTCGAGCTGAAATCAAATAACTGACCATTAGGAGCAGACAAAACGCAGAATGTTGTTAAAAAGTTAACATCGACCCCCGTAAACATCGTTCCTACACCTGTATACTCAAATAATGGAGTAAACGGGTTGTTAGATGTTATATGATTGTTCGTTCCGCACTGAAATCTGTTTGACGTAGAAATAGGTTGAACAATAATATAGTTAGTATCGTTATCAAGCGTTATTACGCCGCTAGAAGGTGTTGGAAAGTCTGTAATATCTGAAACGACAACAGTATTCGTTTGCGCTAACGGTGATTCAGATTGACTAATCGTAATAAAATCATCATCAGACGTTATCTCGATAGGCGCTGTAGCTTTCAGTGTTTTAAACTTATACTGACTATCATTTAGGTTATTGATGATTGGAAAGCCAGAATTAGACTGAGTGAAGTTACAGGCTATATTAATACCGTTTTGTGCACTAACACTTGAAACTATCCCTTTGTTTGATTCTAGGCTTCTTATTTGGTAATCAGTACCACTACCAGTAAGGATAGGACTTGCCAATGGTGCGCCTACACTTGTTATCGAGCCTGTAACGCCTAGATCAGATTTTAGTGAAGCGAATGTAGCTTTAAAGTTTGTGCCGTTACGCACAAATGTAAGCAAGTCAGAATCAAGATACCCTGTTACTGTTTGGAATTCACTTATTTTTAACGAGTTAGCCCCGTAGTAATTAGCCATTAGTATTACTCTCTAATAATATTGTGCCTTCGCGCTCTGTCAGTGCGTTGTCACTTTCACAAGGGTAGAAGTGGTCTATGTTGTAACTTGTGTTACCTTCGTTACCTGAGCCAATATGCAATGTGCAAGGATAAACAGTAGGTTGAATTTTTACTGCTATTTTACGAATAGCGTTTAAACCTTGATTAGCTGCGCTTCTAAGCTCTGGATTTATTTGCATGTCATATTGAGGTGCAAGCAATAAAGCTAAGTTGTAAATCATGCCTGAAATAGCACCAGCCGGAACGGTAATCGGATCTGCTGAATTTACTACCTGAGTATAACCCAATGAAATTCCGTCAGCATCCCACATAGACATCATACGGTTTAAGTATCTGACACCAGTTTGAAAGTCTACTGCCTGAACTGGTTGCTCTGCTGGTTGTACGAGTATTTCTGCAAGTGCATCTCTAACGAGACTATTTGCTGTTTCCATCAGTAGAAGCCTTTTTAGTTGTTTTCTTTACTGCTGGTTTCTTTTCTTTCCAGCCAAGAGATAGAGCGTGAGATAATGAAGAATCATTAACCTGAACTTCTTTACCGCATGGTTTGTATAGCTTATGCATAACTAACTCCTAATAGAATTGATAATAGCCACCATAAGGGTGGCTACAACTATTCTACTAAGGCGTACCAAAGCCTTGGCCAGCCATGAACGGATTAGAGACACCGTAAGCTGGACGTAAATCGAAACGTACAATTTGCTTGTTAGCACGTACGTCTGAATCTTTAGAACAACGCATAACTAGACCGTCATTTGAGCGGTAGATAGTATCCGTTGAGTTAAGCTTCTTCATATCTACGTAAGCGATTGTGAACGCATCTGGATGCCAGAATAGGTTAGGTTGAATCACTGTAGAAGCTGCACCACCTAATGTAACAACATCACCAGCCACAATTGCTGTATCAGTAGTGTTGTAAGCGCCAGCCGCTTCGAAGATGCCTGGGCCTGTAATGGTAATTGTACCTGCACCTGAGCCGTCTAGTGTAACTTCATTAACAACCGTACCAGTGAATACAACTACTGAACCATCGGCTTTGGTAGCGATTTGACGAGTAGCTAAGTTCAGGCGGTTACGGCCTGTTACTTCGATTGTTTCACCAGCTTTAATTACTAAGTTAGCACCAAAACCAGATACAGCGATTTGCTGTGTCATAGAATCTTTAGCTGTTAAGTAAGTTACATCAGGGTTAACTGCCACTGCACCAACGCGATCTGCTGCTGAGTCAGTAACGTAGTTAGACAATGTAGTCGCTGTGTAAACATCGAAACCAGCAAAGCCGCGACTAACCATTGCACGCTCTGTTGCTGTACCCACTTCAGGGTTAACGCCTAATGAACGCTGCTCGTTAGCGATTGCAACTTGCGAGTAAGGGTTAAGGAAGTAACACCACTTCTTATTCATCGCTACACCAGTTGACTGCATTAATGCACCAGCTTCGGCGATTTCATTCCAAGAATCTACACCTTGACCTGTTGTACCAGCACGTAAGCCAGCGTTTTGCATTGCAAACTTAGCGAAGTCTAGCTCTAGATCGATTACGATACGGTTAGCGATATCATCAAAGAAACGCTCGTTGTCCGTACCCATTTTAAGTGCTTCATCAGCTTCTTGGTAATCTACTTCTACAGTGATGTAATCTTGTACTGTAGCAGATGCCTTACCAGTAATGATTGATTGCGCTGTGGTTGCTGTAATATCACCGTCAGCAGTTCGAGTTGTTTTGTAGTCCGTAGGACGTTTGATATCGATAGTATCGCCGGTGTTAGGGTTAAACGCACCTTTGAATGTTTGTGAGTCTACCATTTTTGACATTATGCGATTAGCTTCGAGTCGATCAGCGACCTTCATCATTAGCTTTCGCGTAAAGTTACTTTCAAAATTATTCGCCATGAGTGGCTCCTTTAACTAAAATTATCACTTTTAACGTGGTTAAACTGAGCGTCCTCGTTTTTCACTGCACCACCTTCTAAACGCTTGGTAGGCTCTGGAGCTTCAGTTGTTTTCGGTTTAAGAGCTTCAGCTTTCAGTTTCACTTCAGCGAGTTTTGCGCCTGCTAGATAAGGGTTGCCACTTGTTAATGCTTCAATATCTGTAGGGTTAGCTGCCAGATACTTCGTAATTAATGGGCCATCTCCATCAGTTAAGATAGCTTCCTGTAACTGCTCAGAAGCACCATAACTAATCAGCGTATTGCCAGCAGCTTCTAATTCTTGCTGCGTCATGCCGTACTCTTTACCTTTTTCTAAATAAGCAGTTGCTTTCTGCTGTAGCTCTTGCTGTCTTGCTAATTGCTCTTGTTGTTGCTGCTGTTGATATGCTTGCTGTTGAAGATTTTGCTGTGCTTTAAACATTGCTTGTTCTTCAATCTGACGGCTGTACTCAACCATCTTTTGCTCATAGTCATCATCGAAAAGATCAGGAGCTTGAGGGCTAGAAGAATACTGCTCTACTTTCTGCTGCTGCTCTTGCTGCTTATATCTTTCTAGCTCTTCTTGAAGATCGGCTGCTTTACGCTCTGCCTCCATCTTCTCATAGTGCTTTTTATTAATGACTTTCTGAACATTCTCATTTTCAACGTCAGCTTGCGGCTTTTCTTCGTGTGTCGCTTCACTATCTGGTGCTAAGTCAGAGCCTTGAGGTTCGTCAAGGTTTTCGGTTTCGTTTAATCCTGCTTGTGTCAAGTCAGTATCAACTACATCGTTTTGTAGCTCACTCATATTGATGCCCTTTTAGGTATAGACTGTTTGTCGTGCCAGTTTTAAGGTAACTGTAAACCTATTGATTATTTTAACGCTTTGTTGTATTAGTTATAAGTTGTTGCTTGCTGCTTACTCGTTGCTGTGTTACGCTCGCATTTATTTACCGAAAGTAAACGAGGTGATTACATGGATATAGCGCAAGCATTTAGAGTTGCGTTAGCAAAAAAACAAATTAGCCAATCTGAGCTAGCAAGAAGGGTTGAGGCTACACGCCCATTTATATGCTCTATCTGTAATGGTGATAGGCTGCCATCTATGGATATGATGATTAAGTGTGCTAATGCTTTAGATATGAAAGTATGGGAAATTATCAAAGGAGGCGAAGAGTGATGTTTGAGTTTAAAAATAAACACAGATCTAAATTAGAAATAGATACCTACTCAACAAGAGAGAAGGCTGTCTCATATTCAAGCAGAATGATTGACGCTTTTGAAGTGCTAAGCAAAATAGAAAGTCTTTTAAGTGATGTTGATATAGAGAAAAAAGGTGATTCAGATATTATATTTCAAACTGGCACCATAAAAGGAAAGGATTTCGCTATTCGGTTGCTTTTTGTGGCTGATAGCGATGAGCCTGTAGCGGCTAAGATAATAAAGAGGTAGATAATGGATAAGTTAAGTTTAGAATTCATGCAAAGGTTTAGTAAAAAATTTGAAGAGGCTTATGCGGAACGTTTAGCGAGAGAAAACATCTTTCAAAGGAACGAGAGAAAAACAAAAAAATCCTACGCGAAATGCAAGCAAAATATACCCTGGTATCTATACCCGTTTAGAGAGGTCATCAATAATATGTTATACCAATCATTCAAGGACGGGAAAGCAGAGTACGGAGCAAGTGATACCGTCAAGATTAAAAGACCAGAATATTACAGTCCGATAGAAAAGAAAGGAGAGGAAGAGTGATTAAACAATACAGAATACGCGACATAAACAAAAACCCTGAACTACACAAGAAAGTATTTGTAGAGTTCACAGATGCTTTACAAATATTCGGATACTTTGTAGATAAAGCCATAGAGTGTGGAGCGGATGAAGAGAAGATGATGGAAGCTTTTGAGGAAAAGACGGGGCTGGATGATGAAACCAAAGATTAGAGCTTATAGCCTTGTTCATTACGAGCTGTTATTCCTTTATGCTCTAGCTTGCAATGCGGCAAATAACACTGAAAAAGCACACCATAAGCGGACAATAAAGGGATTAATAGAAAGCCTCAATTAAGAGGCTTATTCATATGTCCCATGCTTCTTTTTACTGCCTTTGTAGCCGTTAGCGTATGCAGCTCGCTGTACTTCTTCGGCTTTCTTCTTGCTTTTGAAAGGCCCCTGACCGCCCCAGTACCATCCGTTTGACTTTTTCTTAATCGGCATCTTGATTCTCCTGTGACTCTTGAACGATTTCTGTTTGCTCTTGGTATGTTTGAGCGCCTTGCGGGCTAACTACAGCATCTACGCCCATAGCTTCACGTAATGTTTTCATTGTCTCGGCTTGTGTTTTAAGCTCATTAAGTACAGCGTTTTGAACTTCCATCATTTGGTTAAAGCGCTGGTCGTTAGCTTGTAAGTCAATCTTCTGTTGCTCTTGGTCAGATTTGATTAACTCAGTGTTAAACTTGGCTTGACCTGCTCTTTCAAACTCTTGCTGTTTAAGTTGGATCTCAGCCATTCTTATTTGCTGGTCTTGCAGTTTAAGCTGGATTTGAGCTTGAGTTTCCATCTGCTTAGTTTGGGCGTTAACTTGCTCTGCCATTGCTTTCCCTTCTTCTGCTCTAGCAAGAACCATGTTCGGGTCTTCCTGTGGCGGCTGTTGAGCTGCGAGCGCTTGTTGCTCTGCGATTTCTTGCCTTTCTTCATCCGTCCACTCCTCTTCTGGAATGTT